ATAAAGCGCTGCGCATCGCAAAACTCAGCCCCACGATCGCAGAAGCGCTCAAGTCGATCGAACTGTATAAGCGTAAATCTCCGACCGATGAGATCACGTTCAAGGCGCTCTATGAGCGCTGGTTTCCCTTCTACGAACAGCGATGCGATAAAAGCACCATGTCCGGTCACAGAGCTGCTCTGGCTTATTTCAAGGATCTTTGGAGCGTGCCCTTCGCTTCTCTCAGCGCGGATGATCTGCAGGACTGCATCGACGCCTGTCCTAAAGGCAGGCGCACGCAGGAGAATATGAAATCCCTCGGAAAGCGCCTTTATGAATACGCGATCGGCCGCGCGATCGTCGACCGGGACTACGCCAGCTATGTCTATATCTCCAAGGATGGAAATAAGCCCCGGCCGGCGCTCAAACCTGAGCATGTTGAACTGATCCGCCAGCAGATCGGCAAATACCCCTATGCCGAATACGTCTACTGCCTCTGCTATCTTGGCCATCGCCCAAACGAAATGCTTAAGCTGATGAAGGATGCGTACCATAATGACGACGGCGTTGAGTACCTCGTCGGCGGCTTCAAGACCGCTGCCGGCACCGATCGCGCCGTCACCCTCGCCCCGCAGATCGCCCCGATCATCCGCAAGCTCGTCGCCGCTCCCGGAGTCTACATCTTCCCCGGCCCGGACGGCGAGATGATCGACGATGAATACCTGCGTGAAAAGATCTTCTATCCGCTCCTTGCGCATCTCGGTATTCAGGATCTTCCTACGAAAGAAAAGCCGGCGTCCTACGTTCCCTACTCTTGCCGCCACTTCTTCTCTAACCTTCTCAAATATGCGCAGGGTGCTGATAAGGATAAAGCAGCGCTCATGGGACATAGTGATTACGACACGACTGTTCGGATTTATCAGTCCGAAGACCTCAAAGCTATGCAGAAAATCACAAATTCCTTCTCCTGAACTTATTCACTACTTATACACAACACACGTTAATTTCCGCTTTATTTTTCAATCCTTTTTCCTTGGTTCGGGACCAAAAGGTCGCAGGTTCAAATCCTGTCACCTCGACCAGAAAAAGCCAGTAATCCTTGTGATTACTGGCTTTTATTTTTCTCCTCCGTTCTTCCTGTCCTGCAAAATACCGAAAAAAACCGTTTTATACACAACATTACTCACAACATCATTCACAACATTTACTCACAACAAAGGCCCTGAAACATCAGGGCCTTTGTTTTTTACTTCTCCACAATGCACTCGTAGTACGTCATCGCCTTGTTCTCCACCGCGTCCTTGTCGCTGATAAACGCCATGGCCATGTCGGCAAAGAAATCCGGAGACAACTGATTGTGCTTCTTTGCGACCGCGTAGTAGTCACTGTACATCGCATTCATCACCGCGTAGAACTCCCAGAAGCGCTCGCCCTCCGTCGGCACGCCGTATTTCGTAGCGATCGGCTTCACCTGATCCGGCGTCCACTTCGCGCCACGCGGCTTGGCCGGGTCCATGCCCTCCATGGAGCTGGTCCATTCCTCGGCGATTTCCCGCGTCATCTTCTGATGACGCCTGCGCCCGTCCTCCATAGAGATCACGCCGCCGAAGCGTACCGGCTCGCGCTCCTCGTCCTGGCGGCCGTAGTGCATCCGCCCGCCTTCGCGCCTGCGCCGCATGCCGATATCGTCGTCGTCCTCCTCGCCAAAGCCCATGCGCCGGTCGTAGGTGCCGCCGCGGCGTCTGCCGTCGGGCGGCTGCGCCTCGCCGTAGGTCATGTCGGGGTAGCGGCGCGGCGGGTAGTAACCCATCTCGCGCCCGCCGTCATTGCGCCCGTACTCTCTGCCGTCTCCGGCGCCGGGGCTGTGTCCCCGAAGCCGCTGCAGCATTGCCAGTCTCATCGCGCCCATATCCTTCCCTCCTTCATCCGGCCGCCGGCGTGGCTGCCGGAGCGGTGCCGTTGATCGCCGCAAGCGTGTTGTCCGGCGCGCAGCAGGGTTTGCCCAGCATCCTGAACGCGCCGCCCGTCGCCGTCGTCGCCACGCGCACGGCGTACCTCGTGCGCGTTCTCAGGCTCGCCGCCAGCACCTGCGCGCAGTTATATCCCGTCAGGGGATAGGTTTCCGTGCCCGCGCCGATGGTGATGACGACCGGCGCAGTGATCGTCGTCTCATCCGGGATCGCCTGCGCGATCACGATGCAGTATTTGCACCCGTCGCCGTAGCTGCCCTCCGGCAGGTTGATCGTCAGCGTGCCGTCTGCGAACGTGACTGCCTGACTGATGATCAGCCTGTCGCAGATCCTGCAAATGTTTTTACATGCCATCTTATGCATCTCCCTTCATGTCGCCGACCACAGGCGGGGCGGGGATGGGGGCGTGAAAGCCGTTCATCATCTCGGCCATCGTCTCTGCATAGGATTTAGCCTGAATCTCAGAGGCTGCCTTGAGAATGTCGACATAAAGGCGAAGATCCATCAGGGACAGCTTGTCCTTGTCGATGCTGTCAAGCGTTTCAAGCAGCTTGTTTTTCAGAGTAGTAATGTCCATATCGTTCTCCTTTCTCAGGAGAGGCGGGATATCCCGCCTCTCCGAATCCTCATCGTCCGTTACGCGCAGCTGCCGCAGCCGCCGCCCGCCCACGCGCCGCCGTAGGAGACGCCAACCGGATTGCCGTAGCAGCAGTTCGGATTGGGCACCACGTACGCCGGGATCGGGCACTCGTTGCCGGTGCGGCGGATGATCTCCGCCGTCGCCGCGTCGATGCTCGCGCGGATCGCCGCGTTCTGATCCAGCTGGCTCGCCGCAAAGCGCAGGCTCTGGTTCTCAAGGCGCAGCGCCTCGATCTTCTCCGCCTGGCGCGCAGCTTCCATCTGGTCAAGCTTGGCGATCACGCGGTCGGTGTCGCCGTGCTGGCTCTGCACGATGTTGTTGGTGTTGGTGGCCATCGCGTAGCCGATGTCCGCAAAGCCGCGCTGCATCGCGTTGCCGTTTTCACAGCAGCAGGATGCGATCTGGCTCTGCAGGCCGTTAAAGCCCTGCATCGTCGCTACCGTCTGGCTGTGGAAGCCGTCGCACAGGCCCTGCTGGATGCCGCGAATGCCGCCCTGCAGGTCGCTGAACTGGAAGCCGGCGTTGATGTCCGCGCGGGTCGCCATGCCCTGAAGGCCGGATCCGCCGCCAAAGCCGCCGAAGCCGCCAAAGCCGAGCCCGCCAAAGAGCAGCGCGATGATCAGAAGACCCCAGATACCGCCGCCACCGAACCAGTCGCCGCCGTTGTTGTTGTTATCCTGCCCGAGCGCATAGCCCATCGCAAAATCGTCGCCCATATATTTCCTCCTTTTTTGTCGCTGAAATGATGTATTGCTCAAGCGGTCTGCAGCCCGCTCTTTGCCTTATTCCGGGAGCCGGAGCCCCAGCTGAGCCGCCAGCTCGCCAAGGTCAACGCCCCTTTGCGCCGCCATGTTGCAGGCGATCTCCTTGAGCTGAGATTGGCTCTTGCCCGAGATGATCTGCCTCGCTTGTCTGGCCTGCGGCCCGCCGATGCGGTCCACGATCGCGGCGGGAGAAAATCCCCGCATCGCCTGATTGACGATCGCCTGCATCGGGTTGCCCAAGTCTCTTTGTCCCTGCTGCGCGCCTGCGCGCCCGGGGAAGGGGATCATGTTATTCATCCGTCTTCGCTCCTCTCGTTCCTCGTCTGGCCGCTACGGCCTCGGAGAGCTCGTTTAAGCGTCCTTCGATCGCCGCGACCATTTCTACCGTCGCGTACTCCGGCTGCGGCTTTGCGGCCTCCTGAGCCGCCTGCTTAGCCCTCCCCGGCGGGATGTAGTCGCCGAACCACGCGCCGCCCGTCTGCGGATTGAAGCGCTTGATGTACACCTCGTCCGCCGCCATGTTGATGAACACGTTGATCGTGTTGTCAAACTGGATCAGGGCCGCCGTCGCCTCTTCCCGGCTGGCCACCAGCCGCACGACGACGTTAGGCTGCGCCTGCTGGCCCATTCCCTGCATCTGCTGGGATGGCGCCTGCGCGTACATCTGCTGCGCCGGAACGCCGTATCCGCCGTAGGGGTTATATCCGTAACTCACGTAACCACCGCCTTTCTGCCTATATTCTGCAATAAAAAAAGGGCCCCGGAGGGCCGCTTGAGGGCCAGTCCGGGGCCGCTTGACGCAGCGCGGTTTTTGTTGTATTGTATCCCCATAAGGGAGGGATCAGATGAACGACCAGATGATTTCCGCGCTCATCGATACGTACTGCCTGCGCGACTGCGTGGCCATCCTCGCCGCCTTCGCGCCCGATCTGCTCGGCGCGCTTTCCGAGGATATCCGTCTGCGTCCGGACGATCCTAAGACGCTTGAAAAGGCGCGCAGGGCCGTTCACGAGGCCAGAGCCCGAGAAAAGCGCATGAACTGAAAAAGGCCGGAGCATCACGCTCCGGCCTTTGCTTTGTATTTATCCGCTGCACGCCTCGTTAAACGGATTCGCACGCGTGCAATCATGATGCGCGCAGCGTGCGATCTTGCGTGCGACGCTCTGGCATCTCCTCTTGACCGTCCGGTCGGACATGCAAAGCCGCATGCTCGTTGCGATCACACTGTCCGTCCTCGCGCGTTCTTCAAATACGCGCGCTTCCTCTTCGGTCAGGCCGCACTCCTCGGCCAGCCTTCTTCGCTCCTGCGGCGGGATCTGATCAAAGAAGTATTTCCCGCCCAAGCTCACACCTCCTTGGGTGCGTCCTCCGTCTGCGGTTCCTCGTCCTCGTCTGCTTCTGTCTCGACCGCCGTCTCAATGACCGTCTCGCCAGTCACCTGAACCGGCTCGCTCTGCTCCATCTTCTTGATCGCCGCATTGACGTACGCCTTGATTCTCATCGCGTCCACCTTCACGCCGCGCTTGGCGAGGTAGTCTTCCACGTATTTAAACTTCTCGTCGCCCCGGCCTGCGCCGTAGAGCTTTTCCGCCGCCAGCACGCCGATCTCGATCGCCGTGCGCAGCTTGGTTTCCTGCTCGGCGTTCAGCTTGGCCTTGAGCCACGGGATCAGCAGCATCGTCACCGCCAGAAACGCCAGTTCCAGCAGCGCCTCGATCAGCCGCGTCAGGTCAAACATCATGTTTTCCATATTCATCCTCCTTTATCCCTTGAGCATCGGCACGATATACGCCACAAACCCCGCCACCAGAACCGTAATAATCTTATCGACCACCATGTCCCAGTGCTTTGCCGGCTTCGTTTCAATCGCCTTGAGCCTCTCCCCCTGATCCGCGATGCGCTCGTCGTGCCGCTTGATCATCTCGCCCATCTCGATCGTCAGATCCTGTACCTTGCGGATTGCGTCGTCCTGCTCCTTCATGTGTTCCTCGTGGTGCTCGATCCGCTCCTTGTCGCGCGCAAAGCGCTCGTCGTAGAGCTTATCCCTGAGCTGGTTTTCCATCGGTA